TCCACTCAGCAAACTTAGGGTCCTTAAGGATCTCCTGCATGTCTGGGTGCTTGTTATTAAGCGTTGCCAGAGATGATTGTTTTTTGTACTGAGCAGAGTACTCTTGAGCTTCTCTGATCTTAGGATGATTCTCAATAGCACGATTAACTGCTGCTTGAGGGTCTGTAAAGTAATCTATATCGTCTTCAGGCTCAACGTATTGTTGAGGTGCTGTTAGCTGCGTCTGACTAGAAATATAGTCATCTACAACCCTACGAAGTTCTCCTACTTCAGAGGACTGACGACCTAAAAGCTTTTCAGCTTCTTGGTGCATCTGTACTACTTCTTCTAAGGACTTGCCTTGGTACTTCTCTGGTACTGTAGGTTCTTCTACTTGAGGTTGCTCAACTTCGTGTTGAATCTCTTGTTCTTCGTTTTCTATGGTTTCTTCTGCATTTTCCTCTTCAGGTTGCAAATCAACCATCGTCGCTTTAGACATAATTAAACTCCGTGAACTTAGTCATTATGGAGATGAGTTTGGTCTACCTGCTTTTTCGTGTTCTTTTACCCACTTCATGTGTCTACCGGGGAAGTCCCCAGTGTGTCCATCAAGTACAAAAGCCGGGGCAGATAGCATTTTTGTAGCACTAGCACCACACTTGCACCTACTTATTTTGGTGCTAGAGTCTACGAACTGTTCATATACGTGTCCGTTGTCACAACGAAAGTCGTATACTTTAATCATCTACTTCTTCTTCCTCTTCTGCTTGGTCTCTAGCTGCTTCAATAGTTCCCTGTAAGTTAATTACGGAAGCTAAAGCTGCAACTTGGCCCTTCCTAAAGAAGAAGTCTTCAGTATCTTTAACTGTCTGAATGTCAGCTAAAGTTACTGCATTATTGGAAAGCTCTTGAATGAGTTGTTTGAAACCTTCGGAATTGAAGAGTTCGTTGTAGTTGTTAAAGTAAGTTTCAAGCTCAGGCTTCATAAGTTTCCTTTAGTTTATACTACAGTTATAGTATAGCATATTTTTAGTTAAAAGTCAAGTGTTATTTAGTAGCCTTTTTTCATGGGCTTTTTCTTGGGTTTAGGCTTAGATTTAGCCTTTGGTTTTGCTGGTTTAGACTTGTACATCATAGCTTTCTCCTTAGCTGTTTTAGAAAGTTCGTCTAAGTGGAACAGTTTTTTAGAAGTTGCACTATGGGAAGCACCTGAGTGTACTTCACCATTGGGCATCTTGTGTGTGCCTCCTGTGTGTTTTGTTCCGTCTCTGAAGTAATGAGGTACACCTTTAGCCATCACTTCTTCCTCTTTTTGGCTGCTTGTTTGAAAGCTTTTGCGGTGGGTGCACCTTTGGAACCCGGTTTACGCATCTTCTCCCCACTACCTGCGGCAATACGTTTGCGTTTAGCGTGGATATTCTCATATAGACCTGCCACTACCACTTTTCCTTGTTTGCCCAGTACGCTGCTGACATTTTACCTTTTGCAATATTCTTTGCATGACGAGCTTTAAATGACTTGCGTCTGGCTTTTTCTTTCTCAGACTTAGGGGCTTTACCCGCACCACTGACTCCCTGCTGTCCAAACCTAATAGTCTTAACTTGGTCACCTTCTTTGGCAACTACTACGTGCGACTTAGTAGGGTGATTAGGAGTCCTCTTCGGCTTGTTGTAGCCGCTTACTCCTGCTCTTTCCAGTCGTGGGTCTTTCTCCCTTGGCATTATTGATTTCCTCTATTTGGCGTTTCAAGTCCTCTAACTGCGCCCAACGGGGTTGGAGAAACCTGTCTACTTGGCTCAGGAGAACTTGGAGTTCTTTGTCTGTCAGCATTTTCTTTACCTTTGATTTGTCGTTCTTTCAAAAGAGTGTCTGCAACACGCATACGGCGTTCAAACTCTTTGTCTTCTGCGTCCCCTTCACGGAGGTTCCTAGTGATTGCGTTAATACGGTCAATCTCTAGCTCCATAGGTACAGCCTGTGCTTCTGCAGCCAACTTAGAAGCTCTAGCGACAGACTCTTGAGCCTGTGCACCTAGTGCTGCTGTTTGTGACTGCTGGAACTCAATCTGCGCCTGTTGTGCTGCCTGTGCCATCTGCTGTGCTTCTGGGTTAGGCTGCATTGCTTGTTGCATTGCTGCAATAAGTTCTTCACGATTAGACAAGTTCATGTTGTCTATGATGGACTGAATTAGCGTATTGTACAACGGTGAGTCTTTCTGCATAGTCTGTAGTAGTTGTACAAGCTGTGTGACTTCGTATTCCCTTGCAATGATACCTAAGCTGCTAGTAGCGTTGAACTTGTAGTCAGCCACTGGGTAGTTCTCAGGGTCAAACTGCATGTAACGATAGGCTGCCTTCTTGACAAAAGGTATCAGGAAGGACTGCTGGAAGTTAATCAGTGTACGCTTATGGCGCTTAATGATAGCACCAAGAGACATACTAATGCCAGCAGCCGTTGCTTCTCCATTGACTGAACCCGCAATACCAGCAGAGTCCACGGCACCAGTAGCTTGTTGTACCATCTGCTGTAAAGCACTCGCTTGAGCAAACGTGATCTGGCTAACTTGTCCAAAATTAAAAGGCTGTAGTACTTCACGAGGGTCTCCGTTGGTTAGAATCATCTTACCCGGACGTACTTCTGGTTTAGCACCACGTGGTAGCCTCGTGGCGTCAATAGCCAGCATTGGGTGAATCGTGAGGCTCAGGGCGTCAATCCTAGCTCGTAACTCAGTGTCAAGAGCTTTCTGTGAGTTGTAACCTTTTTCACATACGCCACGACCCCAGAACCTTCCGGGTACTACGTCCCACGGGAAAGCAACTACAGGTCTGTCCTGCATCATGTAAGGGTTAGCCTCTGCTTTCAACAGGACTCCACCATTGGCAATCACAACTACTGCTTCTACGTACTTAGAGTTAGGCTTGCTTTCCGAAAGTTCTACTACTTCTGTTTCTTCTTCGTCTTCTTCTTTTGTAGCGTTCTCTAGTAGTTCTCGTGGCACTAAGCCGTAGTACTTCGTCAGACGAACTTTGTCGTCACTAAAGACTGTGATGTCTTGGTCAGGTTCTAAGTCAGAGTCCGGCGCTGCCGTACCTACGTACACGTCTCTGTACACGCCTTGTTCCTGCAGCAGCTCTACCTGATGTAAGCTCACGAACTCGTCAATAGCTACACCCATGGCTTCTTCAATGCTGGTGGCTACAGGGTCAATTAGGAAGTTCTGAGGCATCACGGGCTTGAGTTTAACTTTGACTCGCTCCATGATGTTGACACCGACTGCCTGTAAGTCACCACCCATGATGGGCTGTGTAGCCGGGACCATCTCTTTCATTTCCTCAATAACAACCTCACCAATACCTACGCCAAACACGGCTGCATTGATGAGACACTCTGCTACTGCTTTACGAACCTTGCAGTCCTCAAAGTCTTCCGTGAGTTTATTACGTAGGAACAACACGTCCTGCTTCTGGGAATCACCCATGTTGTCACTTACGTCAAACCACTTGCCACGTCCAAAGGTGGCTTCTTCCATCTCAGCAACATTGGACTCTACTGCTTGCTGCAACGCAGGTGATATAATTCTGGATCTTTCTGAAGCTCTGTCGGAGTCTGCAGGGTCCCAGATACCACGCCAGAGTCTGTAGTACTCGTCAAAACGTGCCTCATAGTTTGACTCGTAGTGGTCACGCCAGTCTTCACACTTGGTGATTACCCAGTCTTCAATAGATTCCTCTATCAACAAAGGGTCCTGCTCAAATATTTCACTCATATTAGTATCCTGCTACTACGTCTAAAATTTCATGTTCGTCGATTTCGTAGTCATAGTCATACGCTACGTTTGCTAGTTGATCTACGTAAGCTAAAGCATCAACCAAGTCGTCGTGAGTTAGTGGATCAGGGAATTGAAACAGTTGGTCCAAGAACCTAGAGTTCCACTCGCCTCTATTGAGTGTCACAAAGCCATTCTCAAACCTGCCCTGTAACGCCCACATCACCCTGTCAGTCTTTTTCTTGTTACCGTGGGTTAGTTCTTCAACTCTAAAGAACGTCCCGTAACGCTTCTGTAAGTCCGTTAGAGGAGACATTACTGCTTGCTTTGCTATGCCTCTTTCGATACCCACACTTACTGGTTTGTAGTCCCTGACAGCCTGAAATATTTTAGCTGCAGTTTCGTCTAAACTCCAACGACCGTATATAATGTTTTCCACGTACCAGCCATTAGGATTAACTTTTACTACTGCTATAGCTGTCTCGTCAAGCTTAGTGTTCTTAGTTCGTTTCTTGTTGACTTCTTCAAAACCTGCCAAGTCAACAGCTATGTAGTAGTCTCCTTCGCCAGAACCCTCGTCGTCAAACTTTACCCAGTCCTCTTTAAACATTTCTGACCCACGAGCTTCAAATGACGCCATAAACTCCTGACGAAACGCATAGCTAGACATAGACTTTTTAGCAGTGTTAATTTCTTCGGGGTCAAGTATTGGGTTGTCATAGGAAGTAAAGTGCCATGCTTTGTAAGTCTTGTCGTCTCCTAGTTCAGCGTACTTGTACAGTTCGTAGAAGTGGTTGCGACCCATAGGCGTACCTATGAACATAGCACAACCTTTTTGGTCAGCCAGTGCAGGTCTTAGGATCTGCTCAAATACGTCAGGCTTCATGTCTGCGTACTCGTCCAACACTAGGAACTTCAGTGACACACCACGCATAGTCTCTGGTCTGTCGGCACCTTTGAGGCTAATGGTGGCCCCGTTGATTAACTTAATCTGCAGGTTGTTAATATGACTACCTGAGATTACAGGGTGACCCAGCTCTAGCAAAGTCTGCCACATGATGTCTCTGGCCTGACCCTGTGTTGGCGCTACGTAGAACACATGGCCTCTTTCGGCCTGCAAAGCGTTCACAATTAGCAGCCAAGCAGCAAGCCTTGATTTACCTGTACGTCTACCTGCTGCTACTATCTTAAATCTAGTGTCGTCAGCCCAGACTTCCTGCTGCCACGGCAGTAACTCAATGTCAAGATCCATTATTTTTCAGTAGTGTTGTACCTTCTACCTTCAAAGGTAAAAATCTTTTGTCCATTTCTTTTGGCTTTACGCTGGGCTTCTCTAAAGGCTTTAGCAGAGTCAGTACTTTTACCGTACACAGGGAAATCTTTTGGGTTGGTTCTAGGGTCTTTAGCTTTGGGTTTAGCCTCAGCTTTAGGCTTAGTAGCTTCAGAACCACCACTCATTTTACCTGCACCATAACCAGCAGCACCAAGAGTTCCTCCAGCAACTCCTGCTGTTCTTCTCATTGTTTCTCTGTTAGCTCTTTGGCCAGCTACAGCTTTTTTTACTTTAGACTGACCGGGAGTTGGCTTAGTAACCATGTCTTTGCCATGCTTACGTGCTTCATCTACTGCTTTTTTACCAAACTTTTTAATAGCTTGTGTTACACCTTGTCGTCCAATAAAAGACAAAACTGCTGCGGCTGCGACTGGGACTGGCATTTTACACTCCTAGTGAGTTAGTTGTAGTTGTTTAAGAAAGAAGG